TGTACTCTGCACAAGACCCCCTCCAAATAATTTACTTAGTTACAATAGCACTTCACAGTTGCGGTCCACCAATTGCCATGTCCTGTGCAACCCGTTTGCGTATAGTCACTCATGCCATTAGCACAATTGCACAGAGAAGCTGCGGTACCTGCGGCGGCTGCGCAAGAAGATCCACTCGAACTAGAAGTTACAACACTCAGGACGTTTTCCTTAACAGCAGTAACTTCAGTAGTTTTAATCTCACCAATTCCACCAATGCTGCAAGTATACGTTACGACGGATCTCTTGCCGAAGAATACGCTATCAGTGCAGCTCGTCATTTTCCAATCGCCTGTTCCATGGTAGCAGCGATTCTTATTGAGAGCGTTCTGACTCGCTTCTACACAAGTCTTGCCATAACCAAATGCAGCTCCCGTAAGGGAGCCTAGTTCAGGGTAGAGGACATCTTCAGTTTTTTCAGTCAGAGTCGCTTCGGTTCCAGTTTCAGGAGACGCTGGGTCTACAACCGCTGGAGAAAATGGATTGCAGCCCATCAACATGCAGGGCATTCCGAAGTTATTCTGCTGGCAGAAATTCAAAGCAAACATCTGAGCAGTCGGAAGAAAGGGGCTGGTGCCGACACCGAAAGCGCCAGTTTGCCCCGAGGCAGTACAGGTATAGGCGTGGGCATTAGCCGAAACGACCAACGCGAAAACAAAAAGTAGAGACTTAAGCATAGTAGATTCCTTATGAGTGATTAATTAATCCCAGCGTGAAAAACGCCAGAACTGTTCTCAATCATAGGCCCCCGTTGTTCGCAACTAAAAAGATGCTCAACTCGGGCGGGGGAATGACGGTTGCCACAATTTGATAGGTTTTTCTGGGAGAGGCGTAACGGGCGTGAGGGTTTTCCGTTTGGGTGTAGGTTGCGCATTACCCTCCAAGCGCTCCCATTCTCTCACTGACATGTTGCCGCGTCGTTCTCCATAACATTTGGCACAACTATATTCCGAATAAACTATCCCTGCATGTACCCAATGCCCTCCAATGGTGGAGGGTTGCTTGTTACAAATTTGGCAGAGATCACTAGGCATGGAAGTTTCCTATCACACACGGGTTATTTTTATCTTAGGAGAAACTTCATGAAGCCCTTTTTTCGCCTCGGGTCTGAAGCCGGGATGATTCGCTCGAATACATTTGAAACGGAAGAAGATGCCATCTTGATGGGCACCTACCGTGCGTATGCCCGTGGCATACCGATGAGAATTTACTTCCATGACGATGCAACTCCTTCCGATGGAAACCTTTTGTTAGTGTGCAACGTGGATGGCTCTGTAGAAAAGCCTGAAGGTCTCGGGAGAAATCCTGTGGATCTTGGGAATCAATCTGGATTTCGGAATCTGGATGAAGCCAACGTCGTCTTCGCTTCCTATGGAAATCAACCGCTCACGACTTACTACCTGAGAGATAATACGAGTGAATCGGTCGTGTCGGAGATCGAGAAAGCCACAGGCGTCGAGATGGGCCTGTATGATCCGGAGACGATCCATTGCTATACGGATGACGCAAACAAACTCAAACAGATTGAAGACAAACTTTCAGAAGCTGGAGTTGAGATCGATCGCTACGCACAGGCGACCCTTGCCTCAACGGGCGCCGTGAGCGAGATCGTTACTGCGGCGCGTAAGGCTCAAACCAAAGCCCGTGAAAGTCGCCTTCCTGAGTTCTCAGTCCGTTCCAGCAGTCGTTTCGGTGGGGGATTTAAGTACAAAGCCCACTGCGAACTCCAGGCGGCAACGGGCAAGAAGCCTCCGATGATTCATGTTTATGGAGATGGCGAAAAGATCGGGGAGGTCAAGAACGATCGTGAAGCGGCGCGTCTTATGGGAGATCACGCACAGCGGGCATTTGCGAAGTATCTTCGTAAGGAACTAGGGTAGGACTGGTAAAAATTGTGGTATAAAATAAAAATATGACCCGTACTGTACGTCTTAAACTTTGTAATAATCCTTGGAGATTCCCTTATCAGGAGGCAGTCAATACATCCAATTATTGGGTGGGTTGATTGTAAAAACTTTTGGCAATATCGATCATCGCAGCACTCACGAACGTAGGACGCAGCCGAATCGCCGATATGACGGTGAGCGGGCGTGGTTTTCAGATCATGGAATTCGTCGTCGGTTCAGGGGGACACGACCCCGGTGATCCGACCGTCGCACTCACTCCTGATCCAACCGACGTGACGCTCCCTCAACAGACGTTCGGTCCTAAGCCGCTTGTGCAAACCAATCCTCCCTACACGGGCGTTTTGGTAACACCTTTCTGCCCAGAGTTTACAGGGTTTCTAGATTTCACGGAAGCCAACGGTGAGGTATCTAATTTTGGTTTAATTGGAGTGATTAATTATTCTCCCATTCCGAATGATCCCCTAGTTGGAACACCTTTCCTTTTCGCGATTGGAAATACCCCGCTCAAGGTCAAGACGGACGCGGATCAGTTTGTCATTAACATTACTCTGCAGACATAAAGGATTAACGAAATGCTCCAAACACTACTCCACTTCAGGAACCCCGACTCGACGCTGGATCTCAATAACCAGCTTGCGCAGTTCTTTCAACAGGGTCTGATCTCGGGTGGCGAAGTCTCTCCCGTTGGAGGGATTCTTGCGGTCAACGTCAACCCGTTCAAATTGATCGGGATTGACGGGATGGTCGTGTTGGAAGACGTTAATGTCCAACAGTTAGCAGTTTTCGCTAATCAAACGAACTACGTCGTATTCCTTTCCAAATACATTCCGAACGGCCCTGCGATAGCTGAATATCAGGTACTGTCGGCATCCGCTTACAATTCTTCGCCAGATAAAGACCACATGACGGTGTTCTGCACCGTCACGTTACCGCTCGGTGCGACTCAAGTCCTTGCGACTCAGATTAGTTATGCTGAGCGCAGTGAACTGGATGCGGTCGGTCGCAACATCATCCGTGGAGTTTTGACTGATTCGGCTAATTTGCCAACTGCCAATAATCGCGCAGGGGATTTGTACGTCGTTACTTCGACGACTTTAGCACCTGCCATTTGGTCTTGGAGCGGAACGGCTTGGCTGAACATTACCGATACGTTGGACATTGCGTCCATACTTAGCGCACATCGAAATAATCTTTATCCGAACGAGATTCACTTAACGGATCAACAAGCAATCGCAGCTACCGGAACCTACGGAACTCCAGGCGTCGAATCTCTCGGGGTTTCGATCAATATTCCGACCAGCACTTTCTTTCTATCTGAGCCTATCTCGACGGACAATTTGACTACAGGGGATGTGATTCAGTTCTCCACTACCGGAACACTCCCTTCGGGCATCAACAACACGTCTACCTATTACGTGATCGTGATGACTCAAACGCAATTCCAGGTTGCCACAACCTTAGACAATGCTTTAGCAAGCATCGCGATCCAGTTATTAGGAACCCAATCAGGAACTCAGACCGCAACGTTTGCTGAAAACAAATACGTCACTTCAACTGATCCACGATTGATTCCCTTTGAAAGCGCTGGTGCGCTTGATGGGTTGGCCGGACGCCCTTTTGTATTCGGTGTACCGAGTATTCCGCCGCCTTCCTCTACCAATCCCTTCGTCACGGGCGCCTATACGTTCGCATCCCCTGATTCGACACTTCTGACATCAGGAGTCGGACCCTTTACGTTATCTACAGGCCCCTTCTATGTCGGAACCGGCAACGCGGCTTCGGTTTATCAATACTTTAAACTCTACGTGAACGGATCTCCGCGAGAGTTCGTTGACCCTATAACTGGGCTGGTATCGAATACGGTGGGTGTTTTTAAAGATAATTTGTTGACTCAACCTCTCATTCCGAGTTCGGACCCTTCGGTTATCGCGAGCAATGGGTTTTATAACGGAACTCTGTATCTTACGGTATCGCCAGGTCTTACGTCCCCTGCGTTAGTTCGTTATGCAAATGAAAAGACACTGCTCAACATCAATCCTGCGGCCTTCGAGAATGTAGATTATTTCTCAGCGCAATCCACGCAGGAAATGATCCTAAAAACACAAGCCATCTCAGGGAGAGTATTCGATCAAGGCATCCCTCCAGACGAAACGAATCTTCAACTCAGAGTGGATCTGAATACCGAAACCCAGTTCAACATCGCCTCCACCGCTGGGTTCATGACGGTTCATCCGAGCCAGTTCGAGAGACTTTCTCAAACAGATTTCGGTGCTAATTTTCCAGTTCAGATTGACCAAACTGTTCTGTACGCGGGCTCTCCCTATACGATCGATTATAGCGTAAGCAATTTCGTCGCATTTGGATTATCGTCAGCAGATGTTGGCCCGACTGCGTCTATCATTTACGCATCGGGACCTAACCTGACTTCCATTCCGCTTGGATCTTTCTTTATCGATTCAGCAGGGACTCGCTGGCGCATGCTGAACAGCGGGATCGTTGGCTCCGTTCTGATCTATACGGGCGGCGAGACGATTGCACCTTACAGCGCTGGAGGACCTTACACGGCTCCTGGGCAGATCGTAGCGGGGAACAACCCCCGTGAGCTTCAACTCACCAATTCCCACAGGGTTTGGCAGGGTACGCAGACGATCCCGATCACGGGAGTGGATTTTTTAGCACAAAATGAAACCGAGATGTTGCCTCCTGGCGGGAATGCTAACGGGATAGGTTCCCAAGCTTCAACGTTCATCGGACAGGCCATTCTTAATAACAACGGTACCAATAATCAGTTCTACGCAACCGGCACAGGCCGTCCTATTTACAACGTTCTGCCTAAGCGAGATCAGAACTTCTACGATGAACGAATCGTACTGATTGGTTCCTGGGATAATAACGCGTCAGGACCTTGGGTCGAGGGATCTCCAGCGATCAATAGCAGCGGTGGGACAAACTCCGCATCCCCCTGCGGGATCGAGATCACGGGCTACCTGAGAGAAGTGTCGCTCGTCACGCACATGTCGGTCGCGCAGGCCAGCGCTTTCACGTTCTATGTATTCGTGGACGGCTCCTACCGTATGGCGGTGCAACCCACTTCGGATGGCATTACGCCTAACGGCACTCCGTTTGAAGTGATTCGATTCCCGCTTAACCTTCCGCTAGGTGTCCACACGGTTCGGATCGAAATTGCAGGAAGCAGTACGTCCCCATTCCAACTATCGAGTGTTCAACTTTTTAGCACTGCTCTCAACAGCATCTTGATCGACGACGCGAAGGATCTTGCCAATACAGATCTTCTCTCGGTTGCGAGCGTCACGAAGACTTTGAATAATGGCCTTGCACTCAGTGGGTTACCGTTCAAAGGAGTTTGGTACGTTACGCCAGCAGGTGTCGTTTCATTAGCGTACCAGGCACAGAAGTATTATAGGTGGCTATCCCCAGCCTTGACGGCTGGCGGAGTCTTGACGGTTCCATCCAATGTTCCAAACGTACAGAGTGGAGATGTGGTTCGGTACGAAAATACCGCACTTCAATATCAAAACTTACAAGTCACGCAAGGTTATCAGGGCGCTGCTTCCGTACAATTAGGTAACGTCACGGCCCCAGGGTCGGGCGCTTCACTTAGCTACCTATTCAGAATCCCCATCACGTCAAATGCGAGCGGTACTCCTGTCTTGGGTGCAGCCGCTTCTCCTCTTGATATTGAGTACACGAATCTCTTGTTCGAAGATTGGGATACGGGCGACGCGAATGACATCACGAGCGCATCCGTAGGTCTTCAGACCTCGCTCGTCACGGTTTTGAATGACGGGATCACGACTCTTGCGGTTACGAACTGCACTCGCGTCAATACGAACATTGCAGGTTATAAAGACGGTCTGTCGTTATCGAGCACTACTTCTGAGATGAATATCCAGGGTTACGGAACCCGCATGGACGTGGTGTTTGCAGGGCTGTCAGGCCCCTCGACCGTATCGATCATGGTGGACGGACAGTTCACGTACACGATCACGATCAACGGTACTGGAGGCCCTGAACGGCATACGATTTTCTACAATGCTCCGCAGCAAGTCCACACGGCCCGTATCTTTAATCCAAACATTGCCAATACGGTCGTGGTGGCGGAATGGACATTCTACGATTTAGAGGATCCAGAATACAACGGAGTTCCAATCTCCCAGTATTCGATCCCACTCCCTACTTCGAATCTTTTCGGTTCTGATGGTTCGGTAGGCCCGACGACAATCCCCGTTCAATACAATTCCGCAGGGGTTGTGGTTCGAGACGTGACACGGTTCGGTACTTTCCATAGCGCATCTGCGGGATGGTCGCTGATCCAAGACTTCACGGTCAATTCACGGTTTGGGTATTACGCGACTACGACGACCAACTTAGATTATTTCACGTTCGATTTCATCGGTACGATGTTCGAGTTGTATATTCTCGATACAGGGACTCCAGGAACGTTGAAGTTCGAGGCGATCAGTTCTACCAACCCTGTGTGGTTGGATCTCAACGGCACTAATTTTAGCGGTTTCAATTCTCCTGCGGGTCAGATCAATACAACGACTGGTATTTACCCGATGGGGGCAACCGATAATCTGATTCGCGTTGTGGGCTATTCGATGCCATCGGATCGCTATACGGTTCGAGTCACGCTCCCGCTCCAGACCGTAACGAACGCTCAACTGAGCGTCTTGGCGTTTGGGGAAAATGCTCCGACGTATCAAATCCAGAAGTACAATGAACAAACGCTCGATCCATCTGCTCTCTATATGTCGGCAGAGCAGGATGTCCGAAACTTCCTGACTCTGCTTCCCGATCAAGGTGGGGCGGTTGGAGTCGAGGGCGGTACAGGGACGGGCGTGACGGTCGTGTCGGCTCCCGAGGAGGTGGCGGATCTCACACCAGCCGGTGGCTACCAGGCGATGATGAGCAACGGCTTCTTCTCATCCCCTACTGATCCGAACGGGCAAGTGGACTTGTCCAGGACAAACGCGACTTGGAATCCAGCGAAGTATCTGTTCAACATCCATGCGCAGCAATCCGTTTCGGTGACCGTAACCGGTACGTCGTTTGTGATCGGTACAACGATCACGGGCTTCACGGTCAAAGTGGGCGACATCATCTTCCGTTATCCCAACCCATTGAATCCCTCGGATCCAGCCTATAACATCTTTAGGACGATCGTAACGGTCACGGGAGCGATCGGGACGTTGGATGCTGCTTTCCCAAGCAACTTCACGAACGGTTCCTGCATGGTCTCGCAGGCGGTTTGGACGAAGGAGTTAGTCACACTTGGAGATCCTGCTTCGGGCAATCAACCCGTCGAAATGTTTCCGAACACTTCGATTACGGTGATCAACACGAGCTACCAGGATAGTGTGGGATCTGGGAACGATATCCCCGACATGACGGCACAGCCTGTGGTTGCGATGTCAGCTTCCAATGCGGGACTTTCGGCATCTCCCACAACTCCGCTCAGCAGCACGTTCACGACTCTTTATAAGCGGCCCGTAGCTCCGAACATGATCCCGGATTACATCCTGGCTTCTAACGCGAATAACCAACTCCTGAGTGTCGTGTACTTCGTGGTGCCTACTGCGGGCGGTAATACGAACGTCAACCTGATTCGGTACGATATTTCGTTCTATCAATTGAACACGATCGCTAACGGTGGGGTGTTGAGTTCGGCTTACGCGTACAATTCGGGTATTGCGAACGGGTACTTTCCGGTCAATTCTTTCAATCCTACCAACGTACTGGGCCTGACGCAGTGGCAGATGGAGGTTCCGTACATCATGAACGTGAACGCAGGAACTGCCGATGGGGATTTGTCGGTTCAGTTCAACGGTCAGACGGTTCCACGGTTCGTCGGTAGCGGCGCGATGCCCGCGACCGAACTCTACTACACCGAGATCAATAACTACACGATCGGGTTCAGCCAGGACATCATCACGGGTCAACCGACGATGGCTATCCAAGGGGTTCGCCGTCAAGGTGTAAATGACGGAAGTGTAGTTAATTCGAACCGCATTAACGCGCTAGCTAACATCATGGTCGGTACGACCTCCGACGTGGCGAATGGGACCGCTCAGTATTCTAGTCTCCAGTCTGCTGTGACGGCAGCCGGTACGGGCGCCGTGATTGTCGTGCTGACGGGCGTATCGATCACGGAGAACGTTACGATCAGTAAGCGAGTCAACATCAGTGGCGTAGGCGGCTACGATTCGTTCATCAACGGAACCGTTACGTGCGAGGTCGGATGCAGCTTCACGCAGATCAGCGGGATCCGCGTGACGCAGTTTATTCTTAATTCAGGGGCGAATGGTAATATTATCAATTCTTGTTTCTGGAGCACGGACTACTTTGATTCTGGGACCGGGAATAGTATCAGCGGAGTGAATATCACATGAGAGGTGCCGTATGCCGTCGGTTGTAAGCAATTTAGGGCCTCCTGTCGGAACCATTCAATCTTGGGGTGGCGGCGTCGCGCCTTCTGGGGGCTGGCTCATATGTGACGGTACTTTGCTTTCTCAAACGACCTACGCTTCGCTCTTCAAGGCTATTGGAAGTGCTTACGGGGTATCGGGATCTAATTTCAACATTCCTGACTTGAGGGGTAGATTCTTACGAGGGGTTTCGGGGACTTCCACGAATGATCCTGATAAAACTACCAGAACTGCAATGGTAGCGGGAACCTTCACGCTAGGTTCTTGCGTCACTGTACTGGCTTCTCCTACAATCACAGTACCCAGCACTACAAACCTCGCAGTCGGAATGACGGTCGCTGGGACAGGGGTCCTGCCGGGTTCCGTAATTGTGAGTATTCCATCTTTGACGACGTTTCAGACGGGTAATAACTCAGGAGCATCGGGCACCGTAACGCTTACTTTTTCTAACTCCGCTACGGGGAATGCGGTAGGGTCGGTGCAGGGAAATGCGACTGCGAAGAATGGATTGACTCTAATCGACCCAGGACATTTCCATCATATCAATCAAGGAGATGGGGATACGGGTGGAGCACCCGCAGGAACTTCAGGTGGAGTTAATAATAGACCAGGGTACGATACTGCGAGCATTGTCTCTAACATAACCTTGGGTGCAGGTGATCCCGAAACCCGCCCCCTCAACGCCTATGTTAATTTCGTGATCAAAGTGTATTGAAGGAGAACCGATGCAAGCATTTCAATGCAATGAACAAGGATACTACATCGGAACCAGCCCAAGGCAGCAATCTCCCTTGGAACCCGGTGTGTGGTTGATTCCAGCAGGCTGCGTGTTGGTCGAACCTCCTGCGATCCCAGAAGGACAACGGGCCAAGTGGGATGGCGATAAATGGGCATTGGAAGCGGTTCCTGTGCCAACTGAGCCTAATATTGATAAAGGGGATTGATGCCAATCGTTTTTGGGCTCACTCAAAATAATACGATTATATTCGAGCCGGGGGTGATCCATTCTTGGGGTGGTATTATTGCGCCTATCGGTTGGTTGCTCTGTGATGGCGCATCGGTATCTCGAACGACTTATGCAACTCTTTTTTCCAACATTGGCACGGCCTTCGGCACAGCGGGTGGAAATTTTTTCAACTTACCAGATTTAAGGGGACGATTCTTAAGAGGTGTATCGGGGGCTTCCACGAATGATCCTGATAAAACTACCAGAACCGCGATGAACACCGGTGGTAATGCTGGTAATGCAGTAGGGTCAGTTCAGGGAAATGCTACTGCTAAGAATGGACTAATTTTGAGTGATCCAGGACATTTTCATTTCATCAGTCTGCAATCAAATTCACAGAACGGGGTAGGAAGAGTTACGGTGGGTAGTTATAACCCAGAGGGCGCTGTTCCCAATACGGATTCATCCACTGCTAACTTAACCCTAACAACAGGAGATTCAGAAACACGTCCCCTAAATGCTTACGTTCAGTTTATTATAAAATACTAGAGGGAAATGAATGCCGATTATTTTCGGACTTGTTCAAAACAATTCGGTGGTGATTAGTCCTGGCACAATCCAACCATGGGGAAGCAGCAGCACGCCCGCAGGCTGGCTCTCATGCGATGGTTCGTTAGTTTCTCAAACTATTTACGCGGCTCTTTTTAGTGCAGTTAATGGTGCTTTCGGAATCTCGGGAGGGTTTTTCAACTTACCAGATTTAAGGGGACGATTCTTAAGAGGTGTATCGGGGGCTTCCACGAATGATCCAAATAGAACTACCAGAACCGCGATGAACACCGGTGGTAATGCTGGTAATGCAGTAGGGTCAGTTCAGGGAAATGCTACTGCTAAGAATGGACTTTCGATAAGTGTCGGGACTCATTTTCATTACATAAGTAATTATGCAAACAGTGATACAGGTAGCGGAGCCGCCGCAGTAGGGGGAGCCGCCGATGAGCCCTCACCTAGCAATACTGACTCTGCTTCAAGTAACGTATCCCTAACAGGAGATTCAGAAACACGTCCCCTAAATGCTTACGTTCAGTTTATTATAAAATACTAGAGGGAAATGAATGCCGATTATTTTCGGACTTGTTCAAAACAATTCTATCGTAACGGTTCCAGGTACGATTGATACCTGGGGTGGGATTATTGCACCTATCGGTTGGCTGCTCTGTGACGGCTCCTTAATCTCTCAATCGACCTATTCCGCACTTTTTTCTAGTATTGGCGGTTCTTTCGGAATCTCTGGAGGGTTTTTTAATATCCCTGACTTTAGAGGGCGATTCTTACGAGGAGTTTCTGGCGTATCACCTAATGATCCTAATAAAACTACGCGCACCGCAATGAATATTGGGGGCAATGTAGGTAATTTAATAGGTTCCATTCAAAGCAATTCGACTGCTGTAAATGGATTGACAATAAGCGACGCAGGGCATTTTCATTATATAAGTAATACCTCTCAAACCCAGCTCGGAAGTGGAAAAATTACTTGTGGTTCTGATGGTCCTGAAGGGGCCAATCCTTATACTGATACTACATCTAGCAATGTATCGCTGGGGACAGGAGATTCAGAAACACGTCCACTAAATGCTTATATTCAGTTTATTATTAAGTACTGAGGAACCATGCCAAAGAACACGACACTCCCACAAGGCTTTACGATCCAGCAGCCCGAACAGAGCGATGACCGTTTTTTCATCCCACCAGGGTCGCTGGATGTCGGCGCTGCCGCGATTCCTGGGAGCGTGACTTACGTTTCGTTGGCACCTCCAGTTCAACAGGCGCTATTCCCTCCAGGCTCCATTATGGATTTTGCAGGGACTTCAGCACCCGCAGGGTTTCTTCTTTGCGATGGATCTGCTGTCAGCCGTACTACCTATTCGGCGCTCTTCACCGCGATCGGCGTGGTGTGGGGAGTTGGAGACGGGTCTACCACTTTCAATGTTCCAGATGCGCGTGGGCGTGCCGCTATTGGTGCAGGTACGGGTACGGGGTTAACGACCAGAACGGTGGGGACTCAGAATATTGGGGGAGAAACTCAACTTTTAACAACGGCTCAAATACCTGCGCATACCCATAGTGGCACAACTGGAAATGATTCTCCGGATCATATACATAGTTTTACAGCGTATGCTGGGAATCTTGGAAACCAAGGAGGGCTAACCAGACTTTCTGATATTGGTGGCGCATCTACAGTAAATACTGGAGGAGCCTCCGCTAGGCATACCCATGGGTTTACAACCGATAATGGAACAGGTGGCGGAACTTCTCACAACAACATGCAGCCCTCAATCGTGTTCAACAAAGTAATTAAATATTGATAGGGGCTTATTATCAATAAAGGCATTGCATTAAACCTAAGGAGGCTTTATGGATTTAACAGCATTGTTAGCGTCGATTATGGATCTTTGGCACTCGTTCCCATCTCTCCCGATTGCAGGCAAGATCGCCGGTTGTTTGGTGATCCTGATCGGATTGGTAAAGTCCTCCCTCCTCAAACCTCTTTGGGATAAATGCGGACCTTGGAAAGCTTTGGTAGCGCCCGCCATCGGTTTGATCGTGAGTATTCTATCGATCAGTCCAATGTCATGGGCAGGCGTTCTGCAGGGATTGGCAGGCGGTGTGCTGGCAGTCGGTATCTCGCAACTCATGGATGCGGTCAAACTGATGCCAGGCGTTGGACCTACTTGGGTTTCGATCATTAATGTGATTGAGAAACTCTTGGGGGCTCCGCAACCAACGTTGCAATTTAAAAAGAAAAAGTAATCACGTAGCCCATCTTATGTCGGAGTCTATTTTTTAACATAACCCTTCCATGGGCTATGTTCTTATTGGCCTAGTGACTCAATGGGCTATCCAGTAAAGTTTTTAAATCTCTCTTTTGAATTTCGGTGAGATTACCAAAAAGTTTTTTCAAATCGACGGGTACTTCCGAGGCGTAAACTTTTTGAACTTGTTGCTGCCAAAACAGATTATCCTCCTCGCCGCTGGTATTTTCCTTGAGGAACCCGTGTCGTTTTGCTGCCGCAAAATACCCCACACCGGGTATCCCCTTTGAGTTATTGACGACCAACGATCCATACAAGGGGTCTCCCATTTCCTTATTGATCGTAAATAACTCATCTAAGTAGCTATCTCCTAGATTTGCCGAAAATGCGCCCATTGCCCGTGCTGGGGTTATGTATGGGGTGGTCTTTTTCTTTCTAGCCATCAAAATTAGATGGCAGAACAAAATAACCATTTGAAGGCACTTAGTTTCTAGTTCTTTGAGTGAATGGTACAATCCCACGAATGAAGGACGAGGCAATGCATTAGGCACAGACATCTGATACTCCTTGGTTTTAAACCGGCTCAGCAACCTAGTACGAAGTGTGGCAAAGCGCCTATTGAAAAGGTTGCTAGAGATGGTTGTGTTTTAGGTCTCTAGGAATAATTCGAATTAATCCCAATGTCAATTTAAAACAGACCCTTTAAGTACAGTAATAATATCTTAAGGATGGCTTTGGTAAAACCCTCTTATGCGCTTCCTACCCCTCTTGTTCCTCTTAATTTTCGCAGCTTGTAATATCCAGATCAGGCCCGATAACTATCCCGCTCCCGTGGATGTAGCGATCAACCAATCTCGCTTGGAGTTCTCTGGATGTTCCGTAACGTCTCAGATCGGAACGATCGCGTGTCTTCCGGGAGATGCTGTCAGCGTCGTGACGGAGTTCCCTGGCGACGTGCTGTACTTCTCAGCCACGCAGGACTGCTCAATCCGTGAGCAAGTCCGCGCTACCCCACCCCTGACCCTGCTTCGTTTACCTGGGGTCTCCAAGATCTGTCCAGTAATGGTTTTGTACGTTCCTGAATACGTCAAGCCAGGACAATCGACCGAAGCGACCTACGGACTGTCAGGGGAGGTCTCGCTGCAACCTGACGCTATCTTTACTCCCCATGGAAATTTCGCAATCACAATCGATCAGAATCTGTCTCTGACGTTTCCTGGTGCGCAGCACGGTATCTTTATCGGTAGGCAGATTCAGAACCCCATACCGTTTCAGGGTGAGA